GTGGCGGTGGCGGCGGTGGTGGCGGCGGTGGTGGCGGTGGTGGTGGTTCTTCCGGTGGCGGAAGATCTGGCGGAGGCGGCAGTTCCTCTGGTGGCGGAAGATCTGGCGGAGGTGGCAGTTCCTCTGGTGGCGGAAAATCTGGTGGCGGAAAATCTGGTGGCGGCGGTGGCAAGAGCACAGGCTCTTCTTCTGCACAAAAATTTGGAACTGTTTTAAATAACATACAAAATAAGGTTGCTTCAGGTTCAACATCTGGCAAAGATGTTAAATACAGCAAGGCTGATAATAACCCCACTCAGAAAAAAGCAGCTCAAGATTTGCTATCTAAATTTGGCAAGTCAATCGGAGCCAGTGAAGCCAAAAAAGCACAAGCTCAAGGCATTTCGCTAAGCAAAATACAATCTTATGCTAAAAATAACGACGTTAAAGTTAAGCCCAGCGCCAAAAAAGTTTATAATCCGGTAACAGGAAAAGTAGAAACTAAAGTAGAAACCCCTGTTGATCAGTTTGATGGAGGTACAGATTTTGGGTACGCTGAAGACGTTGTACTAGGTGAAGATGAATTATCCATTCCCGAGCTGAACGCCATTACCAGTGGTTTGGACGGCGCAATTGAAACTAATAAAGCGCAAATTTATGCAGATGCCCAAAGATACGAATCAACTCAGGCCACTGAGCGCACTCGAATTGAAACAAAAGGGCGCCTGGATCTCCAGCCCATTATTAATGCCGGACTTAAAGATGTAGCCGAAATTGAAGGCAGATATGGTCTTCAAGCAGAACAAACGCGTCAAGCGGGAGCGCGAGACATTGCTCGTATTGGAACACGTTCGAATATTTTGCAGGGTTTAGTCGGTGCATTTAACTTTTAAATAAATACAGTCTATAATTTATAAAGGTAGTTGATTTACCAACATGACTTTCGGTTACGAAACAGCTCCCACCGGGGACTTTAATATTAATGAATTCCAGAATCTTCTGGATCGTCTTGAGGCTTCTAAAAAGCGTCAAAAGCGTCAAGAATCTGTCGAAAGCCGTCGCAACATCTATTCGCAAGGCCTTGCCAGCATGATGAGCAACTTCTGATTTAATCTGTTAACATTGGGTTCAGGTAATGACCAGCAGCTCGCCTAACGTCGATCCAACGTACGAAAATGACGATTGGTTTGACTTAGATAAATATCGTCAAGCTGCTGGTGTTGCTTACGAATTTTCCAAGAAAAAAGCAGAGACAGCCGGTGAACAAGAGCGTCAAACAATCGGTAAAGGTGCCGAAGAACAACGCGCTTCCGCAGGCCAGCAACAGGAGTTCAAGCAAACAGACGAACAGCGGGATTATCAGCAGGCCCAGCGAGCTTATCGATATTGAAGTTTTTGACCAATGGGTTGACAACTTAACTTCTGCTGAGCAAGAAGCTTTCATTTCGTTTGCCTCTGATAACTATTCAGTTATCGAGGCTTTTTTGTATTCAAGATTCCTTGGCTATCGCGGCAGTATTGTTGCGTGCGAAGCTTGGGTTAAAAACCGCTATAAAAAACCAGATCATCGCAAGACTCTTCTTAACGAGATCGATGAAATGCTGGAAGACATTCGCAAGTTGCGGGAAGATATTGACAATGGCGGTGTAAAACGTGACGCTGGTGTAGCACGTATCGCTTCCATGCAAAAAGAATTGCGGGGTACAATTGCACAAGTAGAAACGTTTACTGCTAATAAAGATCGCAAAGGTCTCCTAATGGCTGGCGCTGATCGGGCAATTCGTGAACTTATGTTTATTTTTAAAGACGATCCTATTGAGCTTCCGCTGGAAGAAGCATCTATGAGCGTTTGGTCTAGAATGCAATTAGAAGAATGACTGTTTTAAAATACATAAATGCAGACACCAACAAGCGATCCCGGTAATTTCACTCCTTCTACGGAGCGAGATATTGGTGGCAACCTTGCTGGTCGTTTGTTTGGTGTTGTGCGCACACTTCAAAAAAACAGGGAACTTCTCTCTGGTATCCAACGTCCATCAATCCCAGCTCAAAATGTTGCCGGTGGCGATGAAGTGATGTCTGCCCTTTTTAAAAATAAACAAAATGAGCAAAAACAAAATGCCCCCACAGCTTCTTGAGTATCTCAAGAAAAAAGAGGCAAAAAACTCTGACGGTTCTGAGATGTCGGATAAGGAAAAGCGTAAAGCTGCGTTAGATAAAGCACGCAAGTATAAAAAACAAAAAGGCGACGAATAGGTTACGATTAACTTATTACCGCTGAATTGTTGTGCCTGCTTACGTACATTTAGCTCATCGCCGCAATGCTAAAGCTGCAGCACGCAATCAGCAAATTAAAAAACCAAAAAACCTGGAGTCGCTCAAGCAAGCCAGGGATGATTTTGGTTATTTTTGTGATTATGTAGCGGATAAACCGCCTGCCGCTCATCACAAAGAATGGCATAAACATTTTGTTACAAATCAAGATAGTTCTTGCCTCTTAAAAATTGCAGGCCCCAATATTGATCTTCTTGCTCCACGGGGTTCGGCTAAATCTACAATCTTGGGTTTGTTTACGGCATGGGCAATTGGTGTTCATACACAAGCCCGAAAACCACTGCAAATTCTTTATCTTTCTTACACTGTTGACATTGCGCGTTCTAAATCCGCAACCATCAAACGGATTATTGAAAGCAAAAGGTATCAAGAAGTCTTTCCTTCTGTACGCCTTCTTAAGAATGTAACCAGCAATGAATATTGGTCTATTGACCACAAGTTTGCTGGTATTGATGTTACAGGTGAAGAACAATTTACCCTCTGCGCTGCTGGCCTTAAGGGTTCTGTGACTTCCAAGCGAAGCCAGCTGATCATCATTGATGACGCCATCAAATCAGCTGCAGATATTGCTAACCCTGACATCCGAAAGATGATGCAGGAGAACTGGAACGCAGTGATTGCGCCCACCATGTTTGAAGGAGGACGAGCCATTTGTCTTGGCACTCGTTTCCGTCACGACGACATTCATTCCACAACATTTAACGAACAAAACAACTGGACACAAATTGTTCTTTCCGCTCTGCAGAATGATCCCAAAACAGGCGAAGAAATTTCGTATTGGCCTGAGATGTGGTCCGTGGATTATCTCAGGGAAAAACGCAGGCAAGCGCCTATTGCTTTTTCGTTCCAGTACATGAATCAAATTGTCAGACAAAACGAGCTTTCTCTGGCACCTGAATTATTAGTTAAAGCTGAAATTTCAACTGAGTTTGATGTGCTTGGCGTTGGGGTCGATCTATCCGCTGGCACCAAGGAGAAAAATGATTACACCGTAATGGTGCTTGGTGGACGCATTGGAGACAGTATTCACATCATTGATTATCGACGTCTGCGGGTCATGGGCAATCTTGAAAAACTTGACGCACTCAAAGAACTTCTTAATGACTGGTCAATTCTTGGTCGAGATGACAGCGGCAATTACTTTCCAACTTATTCAACGTGTGATATTTGGAGTGAAGCTGTACAGTACCAAGCCTCTTTAGAAGCTGACTTTAAACGGGTTTGTTTAGCAAATGAAAGCCTTTACAACTTGAATTGGCACGCAGTCAAAGGTTTTCGAGCAGATAAACTTGCACGTTTCCGTGGCATTATGGGAATGTTTGAAGATCGCAAGATTGTTTTTAATCGTTTCCGTAACTTCACCACAATGTTTGATGAGTTAACAAACTTTGGTGTTAGCAGCCATGACGACTGTGTTGACGCTTTGGTATGGTTAGTTAACGGCTTGGCGCGTAAAGGGCAATTACATCTTGATTACTGATTCTAGAATAAAAAGAAAAGCATAGTTCAGTGGGACCTGAATACTTAGCCCTTGGCTTAACTGCACTTATTTCAGCGGCGACAGGAGGATCCTGGATAGCCAATAAAATTTTGGGGCGACATCATGAACAGATTCAACAATCGATGAACTATACCAGCTCACAAAAGCGCCGCATTGATTTACTTGAAGATCAAATTAACCGCATGCCGCTTGAATACGTCCTTAAAGTAGATTTCTTAAGGGAAATTCAAGAAATGCAGAGCAACTTTCGCGAAATCAATAATAAGCTTGATAAGCTTATGGAAAAGCTTTTGTCAAAATGAGTTACATTCTTGAAGTTCAAGAAGACGAAAACGGAGATTCTTATCTTACTCTTCCCGATGAAATCATTGAAGAGCTTGGCTGGGAAGAAGGCGATGTGCTTGAGTGGGATGTGCGAGGCAGTGGAATCATCCTTACAAAAGTAAATGACGCCAGTGGTTACGAAGTCATAGAAGAGTAGAATAAAGCCATTGAAGGATGTTAGACATGTTTTACGCAGGTGAATCAAACGTTCCTGGTGCACCGGGTAATTTACTTGCTGGTGGTAACTTAAACTGGCAAATTAATCGTAATCCAGGCGCGCTTGGTGGTAGGTCTGGAGAACAGCTCAAACGTTTATACGAAGGCGGAACACAACAAAATCAACAACTTAATGATGAAATGATTCGACGTGGCATTATGCCTGGCGGTCCTCAGTTACCTTTAGCTTATCAACCTTATGGCGGTCAAATGCCAATGGGCAATGCAGGATTCTTTGCTGGTCCTCAGCTAGGTCAAGCAATGCCAATGGGTTTTCAAAATAAATATGTCTCCTGAAAACTGCTAACATCAAAATAAATACAGAGGTTAACTTTTAATGGCTGTTGACGCTAAGGCTCGGATTCAAGAAATTGTAAATGCTTATCTTGATAAAGATAGTAGTACTGTTGTTGATACCGGTATTGTTGCGTCTCACATTGCACAGATGAAACTCTTTGGCATCCGCCAAGGGGTTGAATTCTTTCCGTCACAAGATAACTTTGGCGCACAGCGCAAAGACTTTCTTGATCGTGTACTGAAGTACAACAAGATGGATACTCGTCTGGATTCCATCTGGGAGTATTTCTTGTGTGATGGAAAAGGTTTGTTTTACATTCGTCCTACCAAACAAAGTTATCGTCTTTACTTTTTCCGTTCACACGAGTATAGAGCATTTTATAACGTTGACGGAGAATTAGATCAGGTTGTAATCATTTATAGCTATAAAGTTAAACGTGGCTTTGGTTTCGGAGAGCAATTTAACGCTACTGATTTAGCAGGCAATCAGACCACTGGTGCTCCAGGGCAGAAGAAATATATTCGCTTATCGATTAAAGGAAAAGAAATTGAAGAAACGCATTCTGATGCGGAGCTGTCTTTTGACATGCCGTCTTACGCTTTAACGGGTGACTCTAAAAAACTTAAAAACTCACTTGGTTTTATTCCTTGTGTAGAGATCTTTAACAATCCCAAGGGATTTTCTACTGAGGGGGTTGGTGAATTTGATGCGTTTGCTAATCATATTTGCATTCACGATGAACTAGTCCGTACAATGCGGAAAAATGTTCAATTTTTTGGTAATCCAACGCTTCTTTCTTCTAGGCCAAAAACAGATTTAATGGAAGCTGGTGGAGATGCGGCGGTACAGCGTCCATCCATTGCGGCGAACTCAGGTTTTACGAGTGCCAATCCATTAAGCCAATCACGCTTTAAATCGGATCCTGTTAGTCGTGGAATGGATGGTCAGATCCGAGTGCCACGGGTGATTGCAAACCTGGAACCAAATGATCGCGTTGGATACATTGTCCCCGATGCCATCACTGGTGATCAAAACGCATTTGCTCGTCAATTCAGAGAAGAGATTCGCACTGCACTTGGTGGCGTTGACGAGCTTTCCATTTCTGCTGGCGTTACCGCAACTGAATACAAGTCACTTTTTGGCCGTGTTGCGGCAACCTCCAAGAAAAAATCAAATGCTATTTATACCCATGGCATTTGTCGTTGTCTTGAACTGATTATTTATCAAGAAGAACAGCTTTTTAAATCTACACTTGCTGCTGCTGCTGGGCTTGAAAAGCCAGTCGATCTTGGCTCAAATCCAACGCCAGAAGAACAAGCTGCTTACGATGAAGCCAATAAACAATACAATGATCAACTCAAGCAATTGATGATGGCTTGCGTTGAATCTCAACAGATTCCTCCCAAGGTCATCGGCCTTATTCCTGATGGTGATTTAACTGTCTTATGGCGTTGGCTTGGACCTGTGTACGAAGATTCTACGCAGGATATCCTAAACAACTCCATTGTGGTTCGAAATTTACAGGAATTAGGTGTTGATAGCATTGAAGCACTGAAATACCTCTTCCCGTCTAAGACGGATGAGGAACGGGCCGAGATGTTATCTGGGTTCCCGTTCAGGATGGTGAACGAATTACAGAGTGCATACTCTCAATTTGCTCGCCTTGTGGGGGGAATGATGCAAACTCCCCACCCGCAGGCACCGGACTTGCCGATGGCTGCGGATCCAAGATTGGATTTAACTCCATATCTGTATCGAACTTTAGAAGCTCTACAAAAGGAGATGAGTTATGCAGGACGCTACCGTCCAATCGATCCCACAGAC